CTCTGCAAGAACTGGTGCGTCATGTTATTGCGCGCTCTAGTGATCAGAGATTCATTGAACATGAACGCGCAAGATACCTGATGCCCTCTTGCTGAGAAGTAACCTACTAACGCAAGTAACGATTGCGTATATGCACCAGTACACATGCCTCCGTACATTGGTGTTGCGATAAAGAAGTGTGCCATTTGTTCTCCAAAGTTAGTGGGGCAAGCCGCAGTGACGCTGTGCCCCGCAGCGTTCCTAACTATCTCCTTTTGCGGGAGATTCATCCTGCGACTGATGGGGGTCCAATTCATTGCCAAGCAGTTTCAGCAGATCAGGTAGGTGCATCATGGCTAAGGACTTCTCGCCGTCAGCCCTCATGATTACGATGGGAGTTTGACCAGGCTCACACGCCTTGTCTGCCTGCTCCATGAACTCATGAACGGCAATCTTCCTGCGCCTTTTGCACTCAATGAGATAGGTTCCCAGGATCAAGTCTCCCTCTTCGGATACCTGATACTGCTTCAGATTGCGCCTGATCCTCACTCCAAGCACATCGAATATCTCATTGGCTACCTCACGTTCGTAGGCAGCACCACGCTGTCTGCTGATCTTTGCCATTAGAAACAAGTCGTATTGCAGTTACCGTTGTAGCAGCAAGTCGTACATACAATCATCTTACCGCTTGCTGTCGTAACAGTATGGGTAGAACAATTAGCGTATGCTGCTGTAGCAATTCCCAAACCCAGTACCGCCGCCAAAATTTTCTTCATTTTCCAATCTCCTTAAAATGGTACGTCATCATCGTCGCGCATGCGCTTAGATGGGAATGGGTTACGGTTGCTCTTGGTTTCAACAACCTCGCCCTCTGGCTTCACATAGTTGTCCTCTTTCAAACTGATCAAGGCACCACCTGAAGTTTCTTTGGTCCAGGCAGCCAGTCTAACTGTCTCGCCTGCGGCATAGGCACGCTCTAGTTTTAACTCGCCTTTCCAGTCCGGACCATTGCCCTTCTTGAATCGGTTGGTTAATAGCACCCCAGTGCCGACCTGTCTCTCACGTTGTTGATAATCACTCATCTTGATACCTTTCCTGATAATTAAGCCGTTCTGATTTCAGTGGCTTGGTTCTAAAAAACCCCTGATACTGGGGATACTGGTGCATAAACAAACGGGCATAGTAGGCAATGAAGTCATTACTAATCTTGAAGTCCTCGCCCTTTGTCTCAATGCTTGTCTCCCACCGTATTCGATTGATGATGAGCCATGCACTGAGATTCTTGTGTCCGCGATCAATGGCTTGCATAGTGAACCGCTTGAATAACTCATAAACATGCGGATTCTGCTTATGCCAAGCCCACCACTTGCGCTTGACGTCTTCCATAGGCTGATCACTTATGTGCCCCGCCTGGTTCACGCAATTGCAATGCGAGTGCCTGCTTTACCCTACCAATACCGTTACCAAGCACCTCATGCAGCGTAGGCTTTTCTTCCTTGATCATGCCAATGATGAAGTCGTTAGCCTTATACAGCGCATCAAGTTTGTCTAACTTGTCAACGACAGAGAACTTCTGGCTATCGCCAATCTTGTCCACCATTTGCAAAAACCCGTCCACCCACTCTTCCTCGTTGGGAAACTTGTCATAGGCTTCCTTAGCACCAGGCACCATAAAGACAATCCCTTCCTCTGGGATCGGCTCTACTTCGATTGCTTTAGGGTCTTCGGTGACAACAATAGCGTCCCTACGGGCTTCCGGAATCGCCTCGACTTCGGTTTCGTCAAGCATTCCGAGTCCGGCATGGGAGAGGACCGCACGACGAATCGCTTTTGTAGTCGCTTTAAGCAAAGCATTAGCAAGTCGCTCTCCGGATAGGCTTGAGACGTCAACAGCACCTTGATTCTCCGAAACTCTGCCATCAGCGCCGGTACATCGGACTGAGACAACGTAAATTCCATCAATTCGTTCCCGATGCGTAATTTGAGTTGACAGTTTATGAATTGCACAGAGTTGTTGTGTGGCGCCTGCATTTGCATAGAGTATTTGCTTTCCGTTCAGCGTTAATAGATCAAAGGGTTTGGCAGCAGGGTCCAATCCCACCTGGCGGCAGCGATACAAGTAGTAGTCGCGCTTTTGTCCTTCGTTTAACCCAGACAGATCACCACGCAATACGATGGAGTCCTGAATCTTTGGGTCTAATACAAGTTTGTTTGAGTCTTCAGGCACGCCTGATATATTGACAACGTTCGTCATTTCTTCTCCTTCATAATTGCCTGTTTGTCATTGCCTTCCACTTCTTCATCACATGATTCTTGAGTGGCTATGGCTCTCTTCATTGCCGCCTTGTTCCCTTCATAGTGCCCCACGTTGTATGAGATATACATGAAGAAAACAATGCTACCTAGCGCGACGATTAGCCTAATCATTTCACTAGGAACCTGCGTGAACCTGGCTGCTCGACTACAAACTTCTCGTACATTTCAGGCATGGACTGCTTGAATAAGTCAGCCGAGAATCGTTTGCTGCTCTTGCTGGTTTTCCAGGTAGCCAGGACGGAACCATCTACTGCCATGAGTTGCGCTGCTTCCATCATGTAGCCCTGGATCGCTCCAGACAGTTTCTCTTCCTTGTCTTCCAGGTCTTTGATCTGATCCTTAATCAGTTTTAGCACCTTGACCTGCTCTTCTAGGGTATGAGTAGCCACCAGGTTTTGCCCAGAATCCTGCTTATAGACTAGGCGTGCAGCGTCCCCCATGCTCTCAGGATCAAAGTTGCGTGCCTGGATGCGCCCCCAGAACTTAGCCATCTCCTTGACGTGCATATCCATCTGGTCGGCAGAGAACTCGACGGGATAACCCACAATCTCTTGACCGCCAAAGCAGACTACCAGGACCACCTTTTCAATCCGGTGAACGACAGCCTCATGGAGACACTGGACACGGTAGCCTAGATCAATCTGATCGCTACCCTCGTCTCCATATTTCTTACGTTGCTGGACGCCCAGGTTCTTGACCTCATAGAGTGTGGCGCCATCCTCACTGATGTAGTCAAAGTGACTGCGGATATACGGTTCATTGGGATGCGACAAGGCATAGTCAGCGTCTTTGAAATTGATCTGCTTACGTCTTGCGTACTCCCGCATGATCGGTTCCTGGAAGACGTGCCCCATCTGTACTAATTCGACGTGACTCAGGTCATCTAGCGCCTTGGCGCCAATCTTCTCAGCGTACACCTCACCTGCTTTGCCAGTGGCATAGCGTCTAGCATCACCAGACCACAATGCACTATTGCGTACTTCCGGTAGGAAGTCGTTTCGATCATTACTCATATCAGCCCCTCATTTGAAATGGATAGTTATGTCTTCAGTGTCCGGCGCAGCGAACAATGTGACCTCTACAGTTGAATCGTCTTCCAGCACGATTTCCAGGGTTCGGTACATACAGTTGACCGACTCCTTGACCCCAGTGAAATTGATTCTCTTGACGCGATGAACGTCGATTGATGCACTCATATCAGCCCCTCATTAAGTTAAGAATCCATACGATAACACATATACACAACGCCTACAAGATACACAACAATCCAAAAGACTTCGGTCATGCTCATGTCATGTACTCCTTCACCGTGACAGTGACACGGACAATACGCACGTTGAGATTGCGCCAGTAGTGATTGTCTTCCAGCCACATTTCAGCGTGCCTCTTGGTTTTGAATAGCGCAGTGTTAAACGTTGGCTCATAGTAGCCATAGGTTACAAAGCCACCGCGCTTGGTTTGGATAGCCCACAAGTGCTTCTTAGTCATCGACACTTGCCTCCATCTCCAGGCGGGATTCCTTGAGACGTTGGACCGATGCTGATAACCGACGGACAGACTCTTTCGCCTTATCCAGTGCAGCCTGGTATTGCTTCTCTTGTTGACGTATTGAATCGACTAACTCGTAGTCGTAAACATAGGTTGTTTGCATGCTATTCCCCTCATAAGTTAGGACCGGATTGAACTACATCTGCACATTAGTCCTGTTCACACATCATGTCAACAACTATTTCGATTGTATTTTCTAATCGACAATGACTACCTGATAGCCTGTGGATAACTCTGTGGATAACTTGGGGATAACTGGGTATGGGAAGGGAGGGGTCCACCATATATCTATAGGGTTACATATATCTATAGGATATAGGGTACCTATAGCCTATAGTTTTTCTACTATCCTAAATAAAAAATAGATAGCAAAGATTCTATATAGAGCCTGTGGATAACTCTATTTTTTTTAGGCAACCAGAATTTGAACCGAACGTCTGAACGTTTCTATTTTTTTTTGCCAGCCATGCTTTTTGAATCTGCGCGATTGACAAGTCATTTATAGATTAAGAGATTAGCAAATGCACTGCGCGCCCAGGGGCGCGTGCATGCGGCAGGGGATCAGGCGCCAGGGATAGCGCCCAGGATCAACCAGGAAAGCCCAGGCGCCGATCTTAGGACCAGGGCAGGGGATAGCCCAGGGAATAAAAAAAGGGCGCCTATAGCGCCCCTTTTAATGAGTCCGGATTTTTCCTAGAATCCGGCGATATCTCCCAGGATCATGACCAGCCAAATAAAGGCATAAAACCCAAAGGCGCCCAGGACCGCGACCAGGTAAAAAAAGGCGCCGCCCTCATTCATTCGATCATCAAAGGATTTGCGCTGTCTCATGCTTCCCCCTTTGACAGATCAATGAACCAGGACGGGGGAATAGGACGATCAGGCGCCCAGGTATTCCCGTTATGTTCAAAGGTTACATGTCCGATAGAAAACCGGCGCCCTATTGACCAGGGAAGCGCCAGGGCAAAGGCGCCGCCTGGCGTGCTAATCGTTACTTTCCGGCATGGTGTAGAGCGTGAAACGCGAGATTTTTTCATAGTAAAGCCCCTTATAGGTTAGGAATGGCGCGCCCAATGCGTGCCCCAGGGCGCCCGATCCAGGCAGGCGCCCCAGGTCAGGCACTAAGCCGCCAGCGCTTCGCTTTCCTGGTTTTCTACCTGGTTAGACTTCACCAGGTAATCAAGCGCCGCCTGTGCTTTACCCGCCGCGCTTAGGATAAATTTTTTGTCATTCCTGAGAGACTTTAACCAGGACTCAATATAGGCGGCATGTCTTAAATCGCCGTCAATGCCAAAGTGAGCGCATAGCATCGCGGCGCCTAGTTCCGCTACCAATTCCTCGTAAGCGTAACCCTCCGCGCCAAACCTGGCGGGAGTCAGGCGATCAAGGCGCGACTTGTGCCCCGTCGCGTGCGTCATCTCATGCAACAGTGTCGCGTGGTAATTCGCGGCACTCTTGAATGCCGCAAGGGGAGGCATGACGATTGCATCGGTAGAGGGGCGGAAATAGGCTTCATCTCCGGCATGCGTCAATCCGCCTGCCAATGCCAGGCGATCCACTAACGCCAGGACGTCAGGGGAGGCGTCAAAATCCGCCTTTGGAGGTTCCGGCATTTCCGGCAGGGTTAAGCCCTCGCATTGGTCCACATTGAAAACCCAATACGATTTGACGAAAGCATAAGAGGATGTTTCGCTTTCGCCGTTTTCGCCTTTGGTTTCCTTTTTATGCACGTTCCAGTAAACGACGGGCGTGCCCTTTTGCCCTGCCTTAACAGTGCCGCCCAGGGCTTGCGCCTGTTTGAATGTCACATACCAGGGAGTAGCAAAGGGTTGCATGCCAAGCCAGAAATGATTCACGCCCCTATAGATCGTGCCGCTTGCAGGGTTATAAGGCATGCCTGCGCCTGGCGCTTGTTTCAGAGTACGCCAGGGCTTCACCCAGGGCGCCGCGCCCTTTTCTAGTTCTCCAATAATGCGATCTGTGATTATTTGTGCAATATCCATATTAAGCCCCTTATAAGTTAGGAATAGATCGGATGATCTATTGAGTAGATTAACGCATTAAGGCGCCCAGGGGAAGACGTCCTATATATATATATACGATGATATTTTCCTATAGGTATATGGGTATCTATAGGAATATGCTATAGGGGACGATGGGGTATAGGCGGATAGGTTGCCAATTCTCGCGCCCTGGTCAATATATGAAATCCAGGCGGCGGCAGGGCATGGGGTACGGGATCAATGGGGCAGGGGCACTATCAACGCATGCGGCACGCCTGGCGCTGATCCTATCGGGCAGGGCATGCCAGGGCAGGACGGGCAGGCGCGAGTGTGTCCCACGAATGGACGCGACCCTCGGCAATTGCGCGCCCCATTTCGCTCCCCGCCCCAAGGAAAAAACGGGTTTTCCTAGATTGCACTATTTACGTCTGTGCTATAGTGAATACATGTACACGTTATTAAATATATTGTTGATGATCTTCACATTCACCGGCATACTGTGTTGGTTGGTGGTGTGTTTTCTTGTGTTGTATTACTGGCTTAGTCAAAGGAGAGACTGAATGTATGAGATAAGTAAGAGTGTTCCACTACCTACAGAGAAGGTTAAGCATAACTACCCGCATGAGCAGTTACAGGTGGGGGAGAGTTTCTTGGTTCCTGGTGGAAACATGAACGTGCTGTGCAACTACAACCGGATTAAAGGTAAGCGCCTGGAGAGGAAGTTTGTTTGCAGGAAGGAAGGCGATGGGATTCGCGTATGGAGGGTGGTATGAGTACGGACGTGATGACGCCTACCAACAAACTGCGTTGGGTGCCGATTGAGAAGGATTCGGATGAACTGGTGCTTCAGCAGTGGTGGAGTAACGCTGAGGCGGTAAAGATGGGTCCAGCCCACATGGTCAAGGGAGAGTGGCGGGAAATAGAGGTAGAGGACTTGCCGTGAAATGGCTGTGGATTCCGGCTTTGTTTTTTCTGGTCAACCTTTGGGTATGGGTGATTGAATGAGTCATAACCTTGAATTGCTATTTCCGACGCCGGTGGCGTTCTTTGATCTGGGGTTTGAACTGACCGAGGAAGAACGCACGTTCTTGCTAAACCAAGAGAGGCGCCCCAACGAGGGAAACCAGTCCTCTGTGGATAACTACCTGCTAGACAAACCGGAACTGATCCGATTATCGGACCGTGTTCAGGAGTGTGTAACAGAGTATGCGACTGACGTGTGGAAGGCGGATATTCAAGCCTACGTCACCCAGTCTTGGTTGAACTGGACTAAGCCTGGGCAGTATCACCACAAGCACGCCCATCCCAATAGCCTGTACTCCGGCGTGCTGTACATCGACGTTGAGGATGACCGTGATCGGATTTCGTTCTACCAAAGCGGTTATCAGCAACTCAAGCCTAAGTACAAGGAATGGAACCGGTGGAACTCAGAGTCCTGGTGGCTGCCGGTTAAGACCGGAAGTTTGGTGATATTCCCTTCCTGCCTAACCCACATGGTCGAAACCGTGCCAGGGGAAGTCATTGGCAAGGAGCGCGTGAGCCTTGCGTTTAACACTTTTGCCAAACAGATTGGAGATAACCAAAGCCTAACCGAATTGATACCCAAGCACTTTTCCTAACGGGTGCCTATGACTGATGGGGGTTTGCTGGATGAAAGGCTGCGCTGTCGTGGCTGTGGCGAGGTGCATAGTCATGCCAAGATCGTAAGCCTTCCGGATGGTCGGGAGGTAGGAAACTACAGCGAAGAGCATCGGCGGTATTGGGAAGCCAACTGGGTTCTCAAGCGGTACAGAAGCAAACGGACCCGCCAGGAGTACCTGAGTCGGATTGAAGAACTAAGAGGGTTTGAGGCAAAGATGGAACTGCGGGACGAAATGCTGAGAATCTGGAATTGGAAAAAGGGGCGCAAATGAACATATTGAATACTAGGCACGGGCAGATCATGGTCCGTCCTGGACCAGACCTAATCAGCAACTACCTGACCCAGGCTGGACAGTACGAGTGGGAGGTGGTCGAGATATGCCGCCTACTGGCTGGCAACTTTGACACTGGCACGATTATTGACATAGGCGCCAACATGGGCACCGTTACGGTCCCTCTTGCCAAAGCCCTACCCAAGTACGACTTCATTGCCTACGAGCCACAAAAGCAAGTCTTCTACCAACTCTGCGGCAACGTGGCTTTGAATGATCTCTACAACGTGGACGTGAGAAACAAAGCATTGGGCAAAGACTACAAGAACTTTTGGATCGACATGCCCGACTACCAGACCAACGGCAACATTGGCGCCTGGTCTATGTCAGAGTTTGTGCGCGAGAACTCCACTGAAGCCAAAGCCGGTGGCAAACAGCAGTACGTTCAGCAAGACGTACTTAACGACATTCCTTGCCCAAGCCCACTGCGGTTAATGAAGATTGACGTCGAAGGCATGGAGTTAGAGATATTGCAGGGCGCCAACTACATGCTGCAAGAACATAAGTACCCACCACTGGTTTATGAGTGCTGGTCACAGTTTGATTGGTACAAACCCGTAGCCGAAGAGTTAGACCTGTATGTGCGCGGCATGGGCTATGAGACGCACAAGATTGGCAATACGATTGTGGCGTTAAACGAAGACAACCCGCTGAAGGTAAAAATCACACGCAACGGTGACGCCGTAGGCTTTGAGGTGGAGCGTAATGGAGTTTGATCGCCAAAAGTTTTACCACTTCTGCAAGCATCTCAAGATTGAGACGAAAGAGCAGGGCATGCGTATCCTGGGCAACCAATTGCTCGGTACGCAAACCTACGTCATGGACGAAGTGGCGCGTGGTCTAGCCGAAGACAAGCATTTCTTTGTGGTCCTCAAGGGACGCCAGTTAGGGATCACGACAATCTCCCTGGCGCTAGACCTCTACTGGCACTTTATTCACCCTGGTATGCAGGGCACTTTGACAACGGATACCGAAGAAAACCGTGAGCAGTTTAGAAGCACCCTACAAATGTACATGGACGGATTGCCCAAGGAATACAAAATCCCTCTCATGTCGCATAACCGAAACCAGATGGTTCTCAAGAACCGATCACGCCTGTTCTATCAGGTTGCAGGTATCCGAGCGAAAGGTAGCCTTGGGCGCGGTAAAGGAATTACCTTTCTGCATGGTACTGAGACGTCTTCTTGGGGTGACGAAGAAGGACTGGCATCTCTTTTAGCCTCGCTTGCTGAGACAAACCCGCTGCGCTACTACATGTTTGAGTCAACGGCACGGGGGTTCAACATGTTTCATGACATGTGGACCACTGCCAAACGCGCCCGAACCCAGAAAGCCATCTTTGTAGGCTGGTGGCGCAACCAGTTTTACTCTGCTGATCCATCTTCTGACATTTACAAGGTGTACTGGGACGGAAAACTAAGCCCAGAAGAGAAGGAATGGACCAAAGACATTAAGAAAATCTACAACTACGAGGTCAATAGCCGCCAGATTGCCTGGTGGCGGTACAAGTTACACGAAGGCTTGAAGGACGAAGGGCTTATGTACCAGGAATTTCCGCCTACGGAAGACTATGCCTTTGTCATGACCGGCACCAGTTTCTTCTCCACGGCACGCTGTACAGACGCCATGAAGGAGTCCAAAAAGCAGGCTTTCATCCCATATCGCTTCAGCATGGGTGCAAATTTTGAGGATACGCAGTTAATTCAGTCCACTGAGCGCCTTGCCACGCTAAAAATCTGGGAAGAACCCGTCTCGACAGCCTATTACGTCATTGGCGCGGACCCCGCCTACGGATCAAGCGACTGGGCAGACCGTTTTTGCATCCAGGTGTACCGTTGCTACGCCGATGGCATGGATCAGGTGGCTGAATTTGCGACTTCCGAACTCAATACCTTCCAATTTGCCTGGGTGATCTGCTATTTAGCGGGTGCCTACACCAATTCGACGTTAAACCTGGAGGTAAATGGTCCTGGGCAGGCTGTAATCCAGGAAATGCGTAACCTAAAGCGGCAAGCCACAATGCTTCCTGGCAGCCAAGCGCGGGAACTGACCAATGTGCTGTCTAACATGCAGCACTACCTGTGGCGCCGTAACGATTCTTTTGGCATTAGCAACTCAATTGGGTGGGTTACAACGCATAGCAGCAAAGAACGCATGCTCAACTACATGAAAGACTACTTTGAGCGCGGCATGATGCACGTTTATTCGGCAGATTGCATCGACGAAATGAAGGGAATCGTCCGTGATCAAGGCACGATTGCCGCTATGGGACGCGCCAAAGATGACCGAGTGATCGCTTCAGCCTTGGCTGCCGCTGCTTTTGCTGAACAAGTCCAGCCCAGGCTAATCCAAATGCGGCTAACCCGTGAAAAGAAGCCAGTCCAGGATGAGCAAGCCGAAAACGGCGGTCAAGCCCAAGTAGGCAAGCAGGTTTCCAGTTACTTACGCGCTCTGGGGTTCCAATGATCAAAGTTTTGACTGTCAAAGAGATAGAGGAACGGGTGCTGAACATGAATCAGAACCGTAAACGAGGCTTTTCGATGGAAGAGTTTTCTAGGTTTGCCGGTATTGACTACCGCAATCTAAAGAAAATGGTCATGGAGGGGTGCATTCCGATCACGGAATTAAGCCAGCGCAAGTTATCCAAGGCGCTACTAGCCATTGAGAACGGTGAGGCAGGGATGCGATTGGACATAGCAGGGCGCAAATTCCTGGATTACCACCCGCCGCATGAATACAAACCGACTATCAGAAGAGGAATGTCGATAGAGAAAAGTAATGAAGGCTTTTCACTCTCTGTTAAACCAGTGAATAAGCACGATTACTCTAAACCTAATTTGTTAAAGAAGGAAAGGGGCTAACATGGGTGTATTACACGATTACAAATGTCCGGTACACGGCTACTTTGAAAACACGCAGCCAATCTGTCCTGCCGGTTGCACTGACGTACAGGTTGTCTTTTTGAAAGCAGTTAGTGTAAAAAGTGAAAAAACGAAGCATAATGATCGTACTCTTAACCAACTCGCACTGGATTTTAAGATGGGTGATATTAAAAATGCGAGGGAGGGCGAGGCGCAGCCAATGCGTACTCAGCAGGCTCCTAACAACCCATTCGCGCCGCGATGGGGTAGCCCCGCAGAACTGGGCGGATACAACTTGCGCTCAATAAACGGCGAAGCAGTGTCTGGAATGCAAGCGGTTAAACAATCTGGCACTAATCTCAGTGGTCCTAAGACTGGCTCTTACATTGCCGATCACGAAAACTTGCAGATTCAAAAATGAGAATACCTAAAGAGCCGGTTGACCGCGAACAGTTTTATCTGGACATGATGGACAAGTGCATGGTGTCCCAGAATGAGCGCATGGCAACGTACACAATGCTGCGCTCTTACTACTTGTTTGGTGCAGGCATGGACTCTGCACCGGCACACTTTAATAAAATTTTCCCGCACATTGATCAACTTGCGTCCTTCATGTATTCGGCGGACACGACACGATTCTCAATCAATATCGGAGCAAGCGAGTCAACTGGCTATCACAAGATGATTCCAGCCTTGACCAAAGGCTTGCATGATTATTGGCTGAACTCTAACGCTGATCAGGTGTTTGACCAGGCGCTTAACTGGTCGCTGTGCTACAACTCAACCTTTGTCAAACTTGTATGGCGCAACGGTATTCATCCATACATGGTCGAGCCAAATATCTTTGGCGTGCTGCGCGAAGACGCGCCCTACACGGATCGCCAGGAGGCGATGGTGCAGGAATACTACATGACCAAGAGCGAACTGTACTCTCGGCTGTACTCGCACCCTAAGCGTGATGAGATTATCAACCGGATCGCACTGGCAGAGCAGCAAACCAAGCAGTACCCAGAAGGCGTTGAGCGCCTGGTTACGTCTGCTATTGACCCGACGATTTACGGTAACGTGCAAATGAGTCTTGCTGGCACTATGACCTACACGCCTAAGATTGGCGAACCGACGGTCAAGATGCGCGAACTTTGGCTCTTTGATGACGAATTAAATGATTATGTCTGCGTGACTATTGCCGACCCTGACGTAGTGATCTATGATCGTGCGTCTTCCAGTTTGTTCTTGCAAGGTGAGCAGCCGTTTATCCAACTGTGCCCGAACCCTCAGTATGACTATTACTGGGGACAATCCGAAGTGCAGCGGCTAGTTTTCTTGCAAGACATGCGTAACAAGCGCACTGGTCAAATCCTTGAACTCTTGGATAAGCAGGTCAATCCGCCAAAAGCCGTCATGGGCTTTACCGGAATCCTGGACGAAAAGAATTTTGCTCTTAACCGCGCCGGTGGATTCTTGGCTAGTGACATGCCTAACGCCAAGGTTGAAGAGTTTACGCCCAACATTCCTAACGACCTGTTCCGTGAACTAGGCGAAATTGACGCCATGTTTGCTGAAGCCTCCGGCATTGTGTCGGTGCTGCAAGGTCGAGGCGAGACTGGCGTGCGCTCTGCTGGACACGCTTCTCAATTGGCTAGACTGGGTTCCAGCCGCGCCAAGAAACGCGCCCTGGTGATCGAAGACAGCCTGGAAAAGATGGCTACCCTGTATCTTAAACTGATGCAAAAGTATGATGATACAGTGTACACAGATACAGATGGTAACAAATTCATTGCTGCACAGTTTACACCTGACTTTGTTGTTAAAGTCGATGCCCATAGCAATAGCCCGATCTTCATGGAAGACCTGCGTGATCTGACGTTTAGCCTATTCAACGCTGGCGCTATCAGCAAGTCACGCCTGGTTGAATTGCTTGAGCCTCCAATGAAACAGATTCTCATTGATGATATTAAACGCGCCGACGAACTGGCTGCTTCTCAGGCGGCAGCCAATCCAGCAGGACCGGAAGGCGCCGGACCCGTCGAGGAAGGCGGGGCTTCACCAGGGCAACCTGGTCAACCTCCCCAACTAAAGGTGGCGTAATGCAACAAAACTCAGGTGCAATGAATAGTCAAAGTATGGTCAAGTCTGGCGATCAACCCCGCATGACTGACAAAAACCTTACGGAAGTGCGCGGTCCGGCTAACATTACCTACAGCCGCAATTCAATTAAGGGCAATATGACCCGTAATAACGGTTCCCGTTCTATGTCGAGAGGATGAACATGTACCAGAAAACCCCAATGAAATCACCCATGAAGCCAATGAAGCGCCCCCCTATGCGCGACAATAAGCGTGCGTGAATAACAGGGGCAGTGCATTTTGCCCCTTTTTTATGGTTGACTTGATAGTTAAAATGTATTTAACGTTATGCAATCATAGGAGTTGTTGATGGCTGTGAATCCTAAAGACATGTTGGACATGATCAAGCAATCTCGCAATGGCGAGGGTGCCGACATGCCAACTCCGCCTCCAGCCGAACAAGAAGCAACAACTGCGCCAATGGCGTCTCCTATGTCAACTCCTGAGCCTGCAAAGGGCGAGGAAGAAAAAGCAAGACTAAATATCATGATGGCGCTTGACATGTTGCAAAGCGCGATGGGTGTATTTGCTCCCGATTCCAAAGAGTCAAAGACGGTAGAAAAACTGGTTGCCGACATTACGCGCACGTTTGGTGAGCGTGAGTCTGAGACACGCCAACTGATCCCGTCTGAAATCCTACAGATGATTCAAACTCTGCCGCAGGCGGGTGGTGCCACACCTGGTCAGAGAACAGCAGCAATGGCACCCGTAGAAGGTGCGACTGCACCCCCATTACCAATTTAGGAGTAGATCACATGGAACTTTTTAAGCCAAAAGGTGCGCTGTCACCCCGCCGTCCGACGGATAACTCGCAGCAAAATGGTCAAGTAGTAAACACCCCTCGCTTCTCAGAAATGGGCGGATTGTCTAACGCTGCCAAGGCTGGCACGCGCAACAAGATGACCATGAGCAAGCCTGGTGACACGAAAAAAGTGTATTGATTAGGAAAAGGGGCTAATTATGAGTTTAGAAAATTATTCACCGGAAGCAATTGAAGAACTGGCTGCGCTTTCTAAGCGTTTGTCGGAAGACCCTGCCACTCGCAAGCAGTTTTTGCGTTTGACCAAACAGGTTCATCCTGATCTGCCGGTACCTGAGATTGAGATGGAAGAGGCAGTCAATGCACGCGCTTCTCTTGCAGAGCAAAGGGTTTCTCAACTTGAGGCAAAACTCAAGCAAAGAGAGATCAAAGACGAACTCAGTAAGCGTCGTAATGTTTTGAAAGAAAAGGGCTACGTCTCATCGGATGACGAAATCCTTGAGATTGAGAAACTAATGACTGAAAAAGGCATTGCAAACCATGAGACGGCAGCCGATTACTGGCGTCACATGAAGCAAGCCGCTGTTCCTACATCTAGTGGCTTCCCAACTCCCGTAATGTCCAAGTTTGACATTAAGGGATATATGAAGAATCCGGTTGGTGCGGCGCGTGAAAACGCTGCTGCGGCTTTGGCTGAACTTCGCAAGAATCCAAAGCCGATTGGTTTGTAGTTTTGTTTTGGGGCTTTTTTAGAAAACTTCGGAGGTAAGTATGCCTATTGGTGGCGGTATTCTTCCGGCTTCGGGTAGTCAACAGTACAACGAACTAACTTATGTTACTCGTCGGGCTTTTATTCCGAAGTTGGTCGTACAAATCTATAACTCGACGCCCTTGATGGCGGCGCTGATCGCTAACAGCCAAACCGCTTCTGGCGGTGTGTCTTCAGTATCGGTTCCCGTTCAAGGTTCTCAATTCGTAAACGCTCAGTGGTCTGACTATTCTGGTTCGTTTGCACAACCTTCTGTACAGCAGGGTGCATACCAAGCAGAATTCAACCTCAAACTGCTCGTTTCTCCGGTTCCGTTCCTCGGCATGGAAGGCGCAGTCCAGCAAGACTACGCAATCATCCCGCTGATCGAAGCCCGTATGAACGACGCAACGAACGTGATGATGGACGCTATGGCGTACAGCCTGTACAACAACACGACCAATCAGCAGCAATTCATTGGATTGCCTGCCGCGATTGACGATGGTACTGGCACCGCGACATACGGAAACATTGACCGCACCACGAATACCTGGTGGAAGTCCAAGCAGTACGCTGCTGGATCGGTTAATCCTACCCGTCAAAACGTACTCCAGTACATTTCCGGTACTGTCAAGAATGGCGCTGAAGTGCCCACCTTTGGTGTGTGCGGCTTTGGTACCTGGACCCTCCTGGCACAAGACTATGTAGGTCAAGAGAACTACATGATCACGCCTGGATCAGGTTTTGACGGTGACGCTAACGGACCCCAGGCTGCTTTCCGCGCCCTGATGGTTGCTGGTGTGCCCATTTATCCGGACCCATATTGCCCAGAAGGTACTCTGTACTTCCTAAACACAAACTACATGTCGCTCTATATCCATGAGCAGGCATCGTTTGCGTTCACTGGCTTTGAGTCCACCCTGCCGAACTTCCAGATTGGTTACGTTGGCGCCGTGTTGATGATCGCTGAATTGGTCAACACCAAGCCCAAAGCCATGACGAAGATCACCGGCTATAACTCACTAAGCCTGTAAGGAGGAAGCCATGTCATTAGCAATAACAAAACTTATCCTTGCGGGTGCAAATGCGAACGCCGACGGTGCGTATTTTCAGACCGGTACTTTCAGTGTGGCTGCCAACGCAACCACGGTAGTAACTGCTGGTACCTACCTGATCACTCCTACTGCTAACGTGTCCGTTCAAGTGAACACTAACTCTAACGGCAATGCCTTCACTACCCTGATGGCAGCAAACGTTGGTGGTGTGGTGATCTCTGACGGTGTAAACGTTCGTCTGTCTAACGGTGACGCCAACAACGCTAAGACTGTTACTTATGTAACCGTCAACGGCGGCGAGGCTGCTACCCAACAGTACGTTTAAGGAGGCACTATGGACGCAAATGCCGTAGGTCGTTTATATCCTGACTCGTTTGGTAACTATCGCCTTGCGGAGCAAACTGGCGTAAGCCTGAACTCCACTGGTGACGTTACCACTCTGGTTGCACAGGCTGCGACTAAGTACATTGTGCGTCGTATTACGCTGTCTAATTTTAGTGGTAATGGTTCTGCTGCAAACGTTGGCGTCTTCACGGGCGCCAACTCTACCGGCACAACTATTGTTGCAGATGCGACAATTAGCGGTGCCACTGGCGCCACTAAATACGTTAATCTGACACTAGCATCGGCTGCAAATACAGACGTACTTACCGCCAAAGTGCTTTACGTTAATTGTTCGGCAAACGCCAACGTCACTTGTGACGTCTCACTTTATGGAGATATTGTCTCGCTATGACCACGATCTTTGTTCGCAACAATGGTGAAAACACATTTACCGACTCGTTTAACGGTACGGTTTATGAGTTTGCTCCGCAAAGGGAAGTAGAAATCCCTTTGGTTGTGGCAACGCATATCTTTGGTTACGGTGATGACAATAAGGAACCATATTTGGTACGACTCGGCTGGATGAAAATGAACACAGATTATGCGATAGCAATGGAACGACTATCGCAGTTTTCATTTTCCAAAGAGTCATCCAAAGTAGTCCACTTGTCAGCCCCAGTGGTGGAACGAGTAGCCGCCCCCATGCCCAAAGCGCGGGGTGCGGCGAAAGTTGCAGTTAGCAATGGTTAAATATGGCAGAAACTTTAGCGGGTTACATTACAGATACCCGTCGCTTGCTGCATGACGTTAATGCGAATTTTTGGACAGACGCAGAATTAACTTCATACATTAACGACGGACGGAACACCTTAGTACGAGATACTGGGTGTAATCGTGTGCTTCAAAGCCACACGGTGCCTTATAACGTCGAAACAATTGATTTTGTCGATCTGCCGGAAGGCGTAAAAACAATTGACATTCTCAACATCAATCTCTACTGGGGAAACTCGCGGGTTCCGCTTATGTACTTTCCCTGGACAAACTTTAATGCTCAGTTGCGATACTGGCAAAACTACACCGGACGTCCTGCTGCTTTTTCAATGTACGGTCCGAAAAAGATATTTATTGGTCCAAAGCCGGATCAAGCCTACGTCATGGAATTTGATACCGTGGTTGAGGTTGATGATCTGGTTACTGGTGCCCAAGTAGACCCACTACCAAGCCCATTTACTGAGGCTGTACCTTTTTACGCTGCTTACATTGCCAAGTACCAGGAGCAATCCTACGGTGAGGCAGAGATATTCAAAAACGAATACACCAAGCACGTCATGGAGGTATTAAACGGAACATTCACGCGCAGGCTGCCAACACCTTTTGTATCGGGGTACTAAATGGCTGCCGTTGAGCAAAAAAAGCAGTATGCGGTTGTCAAAGACTTCAAGGGTGTAAACACCAAGAATAACCGTACCGTAATCGACAACGGTGAATTTGGCTGGCTAGAGAATGCCATGCCAATTGGTTTTGGCAACCTAAAGATCATTGCCGGTAACGATCAATTGTCCAACGTTACCTGGGCGCAAGAAGTGACCTACATGCAGTCGGTCAACATCAACAACAATGAGTACATGCTGGCTTTCCAGGACGATGGATCGGCTCAGTACGTCAATATTACGACTGGCTCTACCGGCAACATAGCGGCAGCAAACACGTTTTCTAACTCTGGCGTCATGATTACCCAGTGGAAAAACGAGCGTGCCCTGATCCTAGACCCCAGTAAAGGCTATAAAACCTGGGACGGCACTAATTTACATGACGTTGGCGCTGTCAATAGCATCACAATCAACAACGGCGGTACCGGATATACGGCAAATACTACCGTTACCTTTGGCAGCCCTAACCAGGCTAACGGTATTCAGGCTACTGGCACGGTTGTAATTGTGTCTGGAGCCATTGCCGACATTGTTATGACTGAGTGCGGCACTGGATATACGTCCGCACCAACGGTTACGATTGCTGGAGGCGGCACAAACGCTAACGTTACCTGCACAATCCTAAACCAGTCCGGCTCAGACATAGCCACATTCTCTGGTCGCACCTGGATTGCCAGTGATCGAACGGTTTTTTATACCGCTGCGGACACGTTTAACGACTTTTATAGCGTCTCTGCTGGATTTTTGACCATCACGGACTCTACCCTGCGGACAATCATCTACCGGATTCTGTCTGCTAACAACTTTTTGTACGTCTTTGGTGAGGATTCAATCAACGTTTTCTCGGACGTAAGGGTGGATTCCACGACTGGTGTGACCCTATTTACCAATACCAACGTGTCAGCGTCGGTAGGTTCCAAACTCAAGCACGCTATTTTTCCGTACTTTCGGTCTATTTTGTTCATGAACGAGTACGGCGTGTACGCCCTGGTGGGTGCTACCACGACCAAAATCAGCGATCCGCTGGACGGTGTGTTCCCGCTAATTGACTTTGACAGCGAAGTGACTGGCGGTCAGTGCTTGATCAACAACATTTTGTGTGCTGTTTACAACTTTAAGTACAACGACAACGGCACAGACCGATGGATTCAGGCAGCATTTTTTGAGCGCAAATGGTTTTTCACTAATCAACTTACAAACTCAAACTATGTTGCACCTGGTGTAAAGGATGGGTTTCTTAACTTATACGGCACTACAGGTCTTAACTTATACCAATTCTATGAGGATGACGCTAATCCGGTAGCGGTTGAAATTGAGACGGCTTTGCTGCCAATGGGCGATCCGATCCGTGATAAGCAGGCTCTCAAGATTGGCATTGAGGCTACGCTTGGCACGGTGCCGGTGATCCTGGATGCCTACGTTGATTCAGAATCGGCGCAGTCTCCAGTCATCACGTTTGCCAACTCTGTCCTCTGGGTCAATAACTCATCCCAGGTGATTGATTGGACTAACAATTCTTCACAAATTATCTCTTGGCTAGGCGCCCAGAGTAGCGGAGCAGGCTATTTCTTATACAAATCTGACGCTAAAATGTACGGAAAGTATCTAGGAATGACTGTTCAAAGTACGTCAACCCCATTTACAATAAATGGGTTCCAATTTGAACATGAACTGAGAGCGAGGTTCTAAATGGCACTACCTATCACTATACCTAATTCGTTTGCTAACGCGAACGCAGCAATCCCATTATCTCAACTGGACAACAACTTTAGCACGGTTGCGGTTGCGATCAACGGAATTGGCAATGGAGCCGAGTCTCTTGCCAACGTCAACATTACTGGTGGCAATGCAGCAAGCATTGTCCTTAACAGTAACAACCGTGAAAAAGTCACAATTGACGCTAACGGCGCTGCCAATACAATTAACTACGACGTTAATACACAGCAAGTGCTGCTATACACCGGAAACGCCTCAGCGAACGTTACGCTCAACATTCGCGGCAACTCCAGTGCGTCCCTAAATAACGTCATGTCGAACGGTCAGGCTGTCACGATTGCCTTTGGAATGACCAATAACGCGACTGCCAAGTACGTTTCGCTCAGTCAGATCGACGGCACCAACGTCACTCCTAAGTGGCAGGGTGGCACGACTCCCACTGGCGGCAATGCTAACTCGACAGACTTTTATACCTACACGGTCATCAAAACTGGTAATGCAACTTATACGGTACTTGCTGCACAAACCAAGTTTGCATAAGGATTAGCCATGCCTATTCTTTCAACACTTGCTATAGCCACAGCCAGGGCGTATGGACTAACCAGTTTTATTGGCGCTGGTCCTTATACTGTAATTCAGCAATTTAATTTTACCGCTGATTGGACTTGCCCAACGGGTGTAACAGAAATTGAATACCTGATTGTTGGTGGAGGGGGCTCTGGTGGTCGCGCATCAAACAGATCGTCAAATGGCGCAGGCGGTGGTGGTGCTGGTGGATTTAGAACAGGCACAGGTTTGGCTGTTACAGCAGGATCAACTTACACAATTACCGTTGGTGGTGGTGGAGCGACTTCTTCTGGATCGAGTGACGGACCTGGAAATGTAGGTTCAAATAGTTCACTTGCTGGTCCAGCACCATTTACTACTATTAGTTCTGCTGGTGGTGGTTATGGTGGCAGTCCAATTAACGTTGGGGGCAATGGTGGTTCTGGAGGCGGTGGTGGTAGCGACAACGGACCTACGGGGCATCCAGGTGGCTCTGGAAACAGTCCATCTACATCGCCGTCTCAAGGTAACAATGGCGGAAGTGGAATACAAACTGGTGGTGCTGGTGCTGCTGGCGGTGGTGGTGGCGCTGGAGCAGTTGGTCAAAACGGTCAATCAAGTCCACAAAAACAAGGTAACGGAGGCGATGGCACTGCATCTTCAATTTCTGGTTCATCGGTCCCTTATGCTGGTGGTGGTGGTGCTGGAGCAAACGATACAGTAACGGTTAAAGGAACCGGAGGAACTGGTGGTGGCGGAGATGGCGGACCATACTTGGGTAGTGGACAAAACGCCGGTGCAAATACCGGTGGCGGCGGTGGCTCTACTGGTGCTGGTAACAGTAATAGTTTGTCAAGTGGAGCAGGCGGTTCCGGCATAGTCATTATCAAATACACGGTATCTGCTGGCGGAGCATCTACAGCAGTGTTTACTGGCTCCGGATCATGGACTGCACCTACGGGCGTCTCGTCTGTTGAATACCTTGTAGTAGCGGGTGGTGGCGGAGGTGGAGGAACTCGCGGAGGTGGTGGTGGGGCAGGTGGGTTTAGAACTGGTACTGGTTTATCTGTAACTTCTGGAACTAGTTATACGATCACTGTTGGTGGAGGTGGTGCAGGCGGAACAGCACTTCCTAATCCTGCCTCTGGTTCTAGTGGAGGAAATTCCGTATTTAGCACTATTACTTCCAATGGTGGTGGTGGTGGTGGTCGAGTGAATCCAACCGGAACTGGAGATGGCGGTGGTTCTGGTGGTTCTGGTGGTGGAGGTGGTGGTGGTGATCCTGGAACCGCACCAGGTGGCGCTGGCAATACTCCATCTACATCTCCGTCACAAGGAAACAATGGCGGCAGTGGAACATTTATTACATATAGATGCGGCGGCGGTGGAGGTGGTGCAGGCGGAAATGGTTCTAATGCTGACGGAACAAATGGTGGAAATGGCGGAACTGGAACATCTAGCGCAATTAGCGGTTCTACTGTGAGTTATGCAGGTGGTGGTGGTGGTGGCACTGGTAATACAACTGGAGGTGGAACTGCATCTGGCGGAGGTGGTGCAGGCGGCTCTAATAATAATTCTGGTACAGCGGGAACGGCAAACACTGGTGGGGGGGGTGGTGGTGACTCCAATACACTTGGCGGACCTGGCGGCTCAGGTATTGTAATTATTAAGTGGGCATAAGGGCTGATTATGGATACTAAGATTTATCGCTTGTATGGCATCGACACAGCAATGCACTTGTTGCGTCCTGGTGCCAAGTGGGAATGGACTGGTGGGCTTGGATTTACTCGTTGGGATGATCCACGACCAAAGCCTACGGTTCAAGAAGTAGAAGAGACTATGGAAAAGATTAAAACGTTTGAGGAATCTATTAACACTATTTGGTTGCCTGAGCAGATTGCAGAATTGACTGGTCAGCAACAAAAAATTGCAGAAGCAATCGGAGGATAAGTATGGCTCATTTTGCACAACTTGATAAAAACAATGTAGTTACCCAGGTGATCGTGGTGGCTAACTCTGATACTGCGGACGCAAACGGGGTGGAAAAAGAATACATTGGCGCTGCTTTTTGTGAACGTCTTTTTGGCGGCACCTGGAAGCAAACCAGTTACAACGGAAACATCCGTAAAAACTACGCTGGCATTGGCTATACATACCATGCAGACATTGACGCTTTTGCCGCGCCGCAACCGTATCCTTCATGGACGCTAAATGATCAGGCTCAATGGCAGGCTCCTGTTGCAATGCCTACCGACGGAAAAATGTACACCTGGGATGAGGCTACAACTTCATGGGTAGAGGTGGAAAATGGGGCTTAATGCTTTTACCGTACTAGGCAACACTTGCAAGATGGTGGCGGCTACTACCGCGCCTACTCCTATCCAGGTAACTAGCAGCACCCTTGGCGGAAACCAATACCGAATAATTAACTTATCTAGTACGGTTACGGCATTTCTTGCCTATTCACAGACTTCCGCTGGCGCTACTGCTAACTGCGTAATTCCTACTGGCGATGGTGCGAATGCAAAAAACTGTATTCCAATTCTGCCAAACACTGATGAAATTTTGTCTTTTGTACCAAACGGATACTTTACGGCGATTACGGCGGCAAGCACGGCTGATCTGTACATTACGCCTGGTGACGGACTCTAAGGAGTAGATCATGCTAAAGGTAGCAGGCGGTGGTGGCATTACAGGTGGAGTCGTTTACCAAGGAACATGGGACGCCTCTACAAACACGCCTACGCTAACTTCTGGCATTGGTACCAAGGGTTATTACTACGTCGTATCCGTACCTGGAAACACAAACCTAGACGGCATTACAGATTGGCAGGTCGGTGACTGGGCAATCTTTAATGGCGTTGCCTGGCAGAAAGTCGATAACAGTGAGGTGGTGTACGTCAGTAACGTAGCCACTGGCACTGGACTTACTGGTGGTCCGATCACGACTACCGGCACAATCTCGCTTGCTAACACTGCTGTAACTGCTGGCGTTTATGGTGATGCAGCAAATGTGCCCCAGGTCACAATCAATGCTCAGGGTCAGGCTACGAACGTCACAAACGTAGCCATTTCAATCTCTGTTGCTAACGTTGCTAATGCTGTACCTGATAGCAGGACAATAACTGCCGGTACAGGATTGACAGGTGGTGGCAATCTTGCTTCCAACGTAACTATCAGCATGTCCAACACCAACGTAACCATCGGCACCTATGGTGGTGGGACTAACGCTGCTGAGATTACTGTCGATCAGCAGGGTCGGATTACTTCTGCTGCAAACGTAGCGATCCCCCAGGGCACCGTTACTAACGTTGCAACCGGCACTGGATTGACCGGCGGACCAATTACAAGCAATGGGACTATCTCACTTGCCAATACCAACGTTGCGGCTGGAGTCTATGGTGACTCGGCTAACACGGCTCAGATCACGGTTGACGCTCAAGGGCGTATCACTTCGGCTGCTAACGTCGCTATTCCGCAAGGTACGGTTACAAACGTAGGAACTGGCACCGGCTTAACCGGCGGTCCTATTACTAGCACTGGCAACATTTCACTGGCTAATACCACTGTAAGCCCTGGTACTTATGGCGGCTCTGGTGCAGTGCCGCAGATCATCATTGATGCTCAGGGTCGTATTACTAGCGCCTCAAACGTTGCTATTGGTGGCTCTTCTATTGTTGTCACTAACGTTGCAACCGTTACCAACGGCACTTTGATCAGTTGGGAAAACAACGCTCCGGCAACAATTACCTGGGAAAACAATAGCCTGGCTACGATTGGCTGGACTAACAACGTTTATCTGGTGACTGCCAACAACGCAACAATTTTGGTCAACTGCTCTGCTGAGGCTTTGTTCGTAACACTACCTGCTGCTGGTAGCGTCAGCGGTCAACAGTACAAAGTCAAGAAAATTGACAGTGGCGCCAATGCAGTAACGATCAATACGACGTCTGCACAAAACATTGATGGTTCATCAACCTATGTGCTTTCCACACAGTATTACAGCACTACGGTACAATCCGATGGTTCTAACTGGTGGGTAACTGCGGAAGTCGTATGATGGAACCACAATTCTTAATTAACATTCTTTTTGCTACCGCAGGTGCAGCATTTGGCTGGATACTCAATAGCATTTCTCGGTCCATTGTTCGGATCGAAGACCGCATTTCTGAGATGCCAATGGTCTATGTCAACCGTGACGATTACCGCGCTGACATAACTGAAATCAAAGCCATGCTTGGCAAAATCTTTGATCGACTGGAACAAAAGGCAGACAGATGAGCCTTAACATGGACGCACTGGCTACCCCGATATTTGGGGAGCCTGACAGCCTCCGTGACTTTTTGTTTGAAAACGGAATCCAGCACCAGGTCTTTTCTGAGCGCCTGATCGACGCTGGTTTCTACGTTCCGCGCTACCCCATCATTGACGCCGATCCACAAGACCTGGATGACTGGCTACAAATACATCAACTTGAACACCAACGCTTTGCTACAATTCTTAACTTGAATGATCCATTTAACTTGCTAGACTTGGACTTCAACCAGGAGGATGACTTTTACGACTGGGTAAATAGCCATCTTCTCATTCATGAACAGATCGCAAGAGTGTTGGGGGTGACATGATTAGTGACCAGGAATTCATCAAGTTATTTAACGCAATAGCCAAAGTAGCAAAAACACCGTCAAATCCGCCGCAGCCAGCAGAATCGCTGGAGGATAACTACCCAGACCTAAACATTGACAGCCTTGACGGGTTGATCATGGGTATGTATTTGTGCGACGCCTTTGGCATACCGGAAGAGATTGGCAAGACCATGCAGGTTCAAACTGTGGGTGACACTATGAAGTTTTGCATGGAGAACGCCACAAAGACGGAGATCAATGTCGATAACGTCATTGCAGACCTCAAATGAGCCTATTTCTTACCCATACAAGCACGGTTTGCAGCACTGAAACCGAGTTTTTTGAGGAAATAGTGCATCCACAGAGGGTGCATTGGCTGCCTAAAACCTACGAAAAAGCCAAAACTGGGTTTACCTATGCGCCACACATACTTTCAGATATGGTCCTCCGCCCAGAAAAAATTTCATGGCTTAGGGAAAACCCTAGTATTGGTAAGACGGCATTCATCCTGGCTGGAGGCAACCAACACTTTGCTGGAATCAATGCCAGGGAGAACCAAAAGCACACCAGGCTGCACTACGTTTACAAATTCCTGCCATTTAGCCTGACCAACGTGTACGCCGGACGGATGGCGCAGCAGATATGTGAGCCGGACTACATCACAACCGACGCCACTGCCTGCGTTTCTAGCCTCAAAGTCCTAATGGACTGCCAGATGCTTGAGCAGTATGGCTACACCAGGTTTGTGATCCTGTCGGTGGAAGACGCTGTATCCAATTCAGTCCTGGAATTCTTTGGAGACTCAGGCGCCAGCCTTACTAAGAAGCGTGAGGATGAGGAAGGTGTGCTGCCAAGTGCCTTTGATAGCAAGAATGGCGGTTTTTATGTTGGGCAGGGCGCAGTCTTTGCGGTCCTGATGACAGAAAAGGAGGTCAATCACTATGGCTTGACCCCAAGGGCTAGGCTAATGGGTGCTTACCACTGCGCTGAAAGAGAGAAGAATGCAATAGGGCAGCGGGAGGATGGTGATGGATACTCCAATGCTATTGATGGAGCGATCTATTACTCACAGATAAATAGACGCGACATTACTATTGTTAAGAGTCATGGCACCGGAACTAAGTCTAACAATGCTTCTGAGAAAAATGGCTTGCTGCGGTCTTTAGATGAATTTATAGCGACTTCCTACAAGCAAAAAATAGGTCACACAATGGGCGCTTCGGGGTTGCTAGAAACCATACTTTTGCTTGACAATTTAGCCTATGGTGTTGTACCAGGTATTCCTAACAGAACTGAAGAGGACAATGTATTCCTGTCGCAGGATTGTGAGGCACCTGATGGATTAGTGTTGAGTTTAGCGGCTGGTATGGGCAACGTTTATACGGCTGCGATATTTGAACCAGTGAGGACATGATATGGCACAGATGGTGGACAGCCAGCAGCAAGAACTGAGTGTAGAAGACATTATCGGCATTGCTGGTATGAACACCGATGCTGGAGTTAGCCAGGCTCAATTGATCAACATGATCAATGCTGAACTTAAAATGCCTGACACATTGTTCTTACGTCAAGGCAACACAATTTTTATCATTCACAAGGCTGAACCGCGAGTAGGATTCTTCCGCGCACTAAACGCCGACACAGCACCGAACTTCCTGCAAAACGGAACTGAATTTATCAAAGCCTGCTACAAGATGGGCTTTGACACGATGGCTACTGAGTTTACTGATCCTACGGTATTGAGCGTATTTAGATACATTTCTAACAATCCGCCAAACCCCAACATGGGATACCAGGTACAGAAGACGGGTAATGGGGGCTTTTATGTAACTGTCCAGTGTGGACCAAGACGGGGAGCATAAAAGATGAGTGCTGTCGTTGAATTTGTTTCCGACGTTGTTGAAGACGTAGTTGAGGCGGTAGGTGACGCTGTAGAAACGGTTGTTGAAACCGTTGAAACTACGATCAAGGCTGTTGCTGAAAACCCAGAAATACTTATTATTGCTGTCGTAGCCCCGCAGATACTACCTGCTATTGGGGTTCCAGCAATTGCGGTGCAGCCAGTAACGGCTGCTTTGATCTCTGCTTCTCAAGGAGGGGACATTGAAGATATTGGAAAGGCTGCTCTTACTGCTTACGTCGCTCCGCAAGTGGCTGGTCGAGTCGGTGGCGCGGTTGCGGCTGCGACTGAAGGCTCTGCTCTCCAGAATTCGTTAGCAAGTGCGGCTGGCTCTGCTGCTGGCGCTGCAACTGGCGCGGCTATTACTGGTGGTGACATTGGTGCTGCTGCACTCACTGGTGCGGCTGCTGGCGCAGGCGCTTCTATTGGTCGTGAAATTGCTGCTGCTACTGAATATGGCACTACACCTTTTAGCCAACAAACTCAGGACATAATTAGCCAAGAAGCCAATGTAAATAGGTTTAGCGGACTTGCTGCCGACATTGGATCGGCTGTTGGTAGAGGATTGGTTACTGGTGACGTCAATCTTGAGTCGGCATTTTCTGCCGCAGCAACACGCGAATTAGGTGATCAACTGCGTGATGCGTTTGCTTCATCGCCTGGATCGCAAGAAACTCAGAAGGCAACACAAATTATTGCCGCTGAAATGGATACAAACCCTGGTTTCCAGGAGCAATTACAACTTGCTCAGATTGCCAACGGTGACGTTGCACTTTCTGTAGATCAACAAATTGACGCACTTGCTGAAGCACTTGCACGGGATACTTTTGATGCGGCTGCTACTGGGGAGCAAGTAGCGGCGTTGCCTGCGGTGGCTTTGCCCATCGCGGTCAATGCTGCTGCCCAGGCTGCTGTACGCGCTGCACCAAACTTAACGCAACAAATTGCACGTTTTGCTGCCAACGACCCGCGCTTTGCTCAGGTCATGGTTACAAATCCTTACGTTCAGCAATTGTTGGCTGCTGCTGGATTGACTATCTCTGTGTCTCTAACTGGTGACACTACAGTTAATCCGATCATCCGTCAGAATGAATCGCCTGCTGAGGCTGCTCGTCTTGCTCGTTATGCGGCAGAAACTCAAAAGAGTCTGCCAAAGACTAATACGCAACAAGTTACACGCCTGGAAAACACTGCCCGTCAGTATGACTTGCAAACTCAGAAGCAAGACTTAGAAGACTTGAGCCGTCAAGGGTTTAACGTTGATCAGCAATTGCAACGGATTGAAACCCAGATTGAGGCTATTCCGACGGTTGATGTTACTCAGCCCATTGGTGACTTCCCGATGGGTGAGCCGGTGGTTGAGCCTGGTACTTTGCCGCCTAGCCGTGCGCCGGTTATTGAGCCTTACACAACTCCTGGCATAAGACCGACAAGAACTCCTAGCAGGACTCCTTCTACAAGACCAGAGGAAGAAACTGCTCCGCGCCCTGGAACGGCACCTGAGACTGCACCTGAGACTGCACCCACTACTAGCCCAGAAACGGCTCCAGAAACAGCGCCAGTTACTCAACCGCGCACTCAAACGGATCGTGTGCCTGATCGGACTACGCCCCCAAGGACTCCAACAACTCCACGCACTCCAACTGGTGCTGATGGAACACCTACTGGTCCTGATGTTGGGGTCGAAGAAGAACCAGTCAACATTGATGACTTGTTCACCGACGAGGATATTCTTGAGTTTATCCGTGAGGGGTTAGGCGAAGACTTTGTGGCTGAGACTCCTACCGACGTTGATGAAGTTACAACCGGCGGCACTGAGGGGACCACACCACCGACGATTGACATTCGTGGCGGTGGCGGGGCAACAACTCCTAGCCCGTATCGCACGTCCGTATCTAGCCGTGCAGTAGGTACTGGTCCTGGCGCCGTAACTGGTCGCAAAGAACCTATGTTTGGTGGTGATCCTGGAGCGCAAAGTGACGCATGGAACGTCCGTTCGCTCCGCTTGAAAAAGGCGCTTGGCTTATGAAAATCTTACGGATGATGACGGGCGGAGGACGCTCTGTGGAAGAACTAGCCGACATGGTGCGGCAGTTTGGTCGTGGACGCGACAAGATTCTTGCTCACATCACGCCGGAAGAGGCTGCCAAACTCAAGGAAATGGGTGGCAGTGGCACGATCAATCCGATGACTGGACTGCCTGAGTTTCAGGAAGACTTTGACATTGGCTTTGGTCCTGGTAACTACACCCCAGACTACACGGCTGCCGACGTTCAAGGAATGGACGAAGAGCAATTCAACCGTTTTACTGGCGGCGGTGACTTTACTGGTCAAACTATTGTTGAACCTGGTGCTTTCAATACGCCTGCTGCGGCTCCTGAAGAACGTTCCTATTACATGCCGGACGTGCAGCGTGAACTTGAAGTGGCTGAAGCAGAGCGTATGGCTCCGGTCAGCACCCGTGCTGCACCTGCACAAGAAGAAGGATTTCTTGGTCGCACTGAGCGCGCCCTGCGGGAAGGTAAGGCAGCACTGGACAAATACCCAATGCTTACCCGTGCTGGATCAGCCGTAGGTTCTACGCTTGGTCAGGCTTTGATGGCTGCCAGGGCTAACCGTCAACGTGACGCAATGATTGCCAGAGAGCGTGAAAGAGCAGCGCCATTCCGTGCTGCTGAAATGGAGGCGCTAGATCGCGCCCGTGCTGGAGGCATGACTGCTTCAGAGGCACAAGCATTAGAAACAGAATTAGCACGCGCTCGTCAAGGATTGAGCGCCCGTAATATGGGCACAGGTAGTGCCGCAGCAGGCATCCAGGCTGGACAACGTTCCCGTGCCCAAAGTGTCGCTAGACAGCAGAGTTTTGCAGAAGCCTTACGTTTGGCTGGTATTGCCGATGCTTATGAGCGCCGTGCGCTTGAGCAAGAACTGGCTAAAGATACCGAGTTGGCTAAGTTGTTTGCCGACGTCGTAGGGCGCGAGATTACTCAGGCTGGACGCACACAGGCACCGGCACCGACTGGCAGGGGATAGCATGGCTGAAGAAAATCAAACTGAAGACCTAGCGCAAACGCCTAAAAGCACCACTCTCCCAGACACACTGGGCACAGTGCCTACTCTTTTAGGTGGGTTTGGTCAGGCTGCTGGTATTTCTGGGCGCGGTAAGTTTGCCCGTGAAAAAGTTGGCGCACTATTAGGTGATGCTGCCAAAGCCGAGGCTGAAGCCAAGTTTGGCGCTTTTGAGCGCGATCAGGGAATCCTGCAAAAGACCGCGCAAGCCGAAAAAGACCTGGCTACTAGCATGCGTACCCAGACCCAGAATCTTGAAAGAGACTTGGCTAAACCTGGCGAGTTTGCTGCTCCTGAAATCAAGGCTTCCGACTATGCTGCTAATGCTGCAATGCGTATGGTCACTTCCTTGTTGCTTGGTGGGGTAGCACGCACTTCCGGTATGGCTCAATTACAGTCGATCCGCGCCATGCAAGACGCTGAAGACAAAGGGCAGCGTCAGGCTTTTGCTGATGCACGCCTGAAGTTTGATGACTCTGAACGGGCGCGCAAAGAGAACAATTCCATGCTCAAAGAGCGTTTTGAGCGCATGATGAAGTTGCTATCCCAGGATCGCAATGCAGCATTGGTTGAGGCTAAGTTGATTGAAGGCAACATGGGCAAAGGCATTATTGCTGCTGAACTGCGTGCCGGTAACTATCAAAAGGCTTACCAGTTGTTCCAAAACGCCATGAAGCAGGCTGATCAATTAGAGGTAGCCCAGGTCAAAGAGGCTGCTAAACCTGCCAAGATTGAGCAATTACCGTCTGGACTTGAGAAAACCCTTGAGAAGGTTGGTACAGCAAGCGTTTCTCTCAATCGTGCTAATCAAACCAGAAAACCTGAATTTTTTGGCATTGCGCCAAGCGACAAGGTTGCAGAGTTAATTATTTCTGGCGTAGAAAAAGGCTTGCCGGTTGGTGACATTATGACTTCATTAGGAGTAAATGCGCCAAAAGTAAATCGTGAGGCGGTTGAATGGTGGAAAGACTATTCTGGTTTTGTGTCCCAAGTGCGTAATCAATTGTTCGGTGCAACATTAACTCTCAAAGAAGCATCAGATTTCAGAAAATCTACAATTAGTCCAGCAACCGATCCAAAAGTTGCTGATGATTATTTTAGAACGCAAATTGCAATTATTAAAAAAGCGGTTGAGCGTGAACGTAAAAAAGGATTGGCTAGAGGCGTAAGTGCAGAAACTTTATCTGCTTATTTAGATACCGCAGATGATGAACCGGCTGCACCGGCTGCACCGGCTGCCGCAGCAAGACCTAATGACAGGGCTAGGATTCCTACCGTAAACACCAAAGAAGAGGTTGATGCACTTCCCGCTGGCGCTGAGTACATTGATGCTCAAACTGGCGTAAGAGGTAGAAAACCTGGAGGACCGCAGTGATGGCGCAAACTGATCGCTTTGGCAACCCAGTAGTTGAATCGTCCAAGACTGATCGTTTTGGCAATCCGGTTATTGAAGAGCCTAGGTCATCCGTTACTGCTTCCAGCCCAGAGGCTAAGAGCCTGGCAGAGCGAATTCCCGTTGGAGAAACTGATCGTGAGGCTGCTCGACTGGCTGCCCAAACTCCGCCTGAGCGCCGAGTGCAGCCAATTTCCCCAGTACAGGGTGCATTGCAAGCCATGTCCGCAATCCCCATTCTTGGTGGTGGCGCTAGGGTAGCCCAGATGCTATCTGCTGGAGGCAGGCTTGCTCCGTATGCCAAACGTGCGGCTGACGTTTTGATTCCAAAGACCGGCAAAGAACTTGTTGGTCGTGCTGCCTTGACCGGCGCTGGTGGTGCTGCCGCCCAAGCGGTGAGCAATGTGCTGCCTGAAGACACTGCGCCTTATAAGCGCGAGTTGGCTGAAATGGGTACGGCAATGGCTGTAGAGGGTGCCGGTGGCGCCCTACGATCCGCTGGTCGTGCTGTTCGTCCTATCCTGCCTGGTGGTCCTGGCAGGGCTGGTGAGCGTGTGGTTCGTGAGTTGCAGCCTGAAGTCCTAGAAACCTTACCTGCCCTTACAGAATCCAGAAAGAGCATTGTCCGGCAGGCTATGGAGCGCCTGCGTGGTAAGCCTATTGAGTCAGAGGTTGACGTTGGCGAGGTTGCGCGTATCCTTGGAACTGATGCGGCTCTCACACGACAGCGTGGCGGGGAGTTGGCTTCGCGTTTAACGGCTGAGACTGAGCGCAGAATGGCAGACATTAGCCGTCCTAAGACCGCTACAGAAGTCGGTGAAGAGGCTAGAAACCTAGCCAATGCAAGGCTCAAAAAACTCATAGAAGACAGAGAAACGCTGGTCAAAAAAGACAAGAAGGCTGCCTTTAATACGGCTCGTACAAGGGAACTTGAAGGTCGGCGTGTTGATGAGACAGACGCTTTTGCACGGGCAACAAAAATAATAGACTCCTTGAAAGTCGATCCAGTTACTAAATTACAGGTAGCAACTGGGGACACATCAAGACAACTTGATCTTGTGCGAAGAGAGTTAACTGGCATCACATTTAATCCGATGGATGGAACGACTACCAAAACTGGGGTTTCTTTCGAAAGGCTTGAAGACCTACGCAGATTCCTCGGTGATCGTGCCTCCGGCATGAACAATACCGGCTATGACGCTATCCAGCCTCAACAGGCTTCCAAATTAAAAGAACTTGTAGAAGACGTCATGAAGGAGTTTACTGGCGGCAAACTTAACGACAAGACTGGTCGAGTAGAGGGCGGGGCGTTCGAGAAGTACCTGGCTAACTACCGCGAGGCTTCTGTGCCAATCAATGAATTCCAATCTACTGTTGGTCAAAAACTAACCGCTATGGCTGAGGCGCCAAGGGGAACGTTTGCGACTGATCCTATGGCTTTGCCCAAGGCTATCTTTTCTAGCCCGACAAACGTGGATGACTTCATTCGCTTAACCGGCGGAGACAGAAAGAGCGTTGAGGCGCTGGCTCGTAACTTTGTCAGTGAGCAGACTGCCAACATGTCTTCCGCCCAGATCAAAGGATTTCTCAATACAAACCGTAACTGGCTGGCTAAGTTTCCCCAGGTGCGGGATGACTTCACTAAGTACTCTGATCGCCTGGTTCGTGAGGGTGACGTGCAGAAACGCTTGGCTACCCGCACTGAGGAACGTGCAGCGCGCTTTGAACTAGGGCGCGATCCTGCTGAACAAGGGCGCCGGTTTAGAGACTTGCTTACCGGCACTGGCAATGAGGCAGACGTGGCTGCGGCTGGTCGGGTGCTTGGCAAGACTCCAGAGGGACAGCAGGCATTCAAGACAGCCGTGCGCGAGATCATTGGCACTACGCCTCCTGGCGGACTTGAGGCACGCTACCGTGACCGTATCCGTCCTGCGCTCCAGGCTTCGGGACTGTATAAGCCGGATGAGATTGGCTTACTGGATGACAGCATTAGGGATATTGTCAGCGTTGAGGTTGCAGTGCAGCGTGCCATGAGCCGTGCTTCTCAGATTCCTGGCGCTGAGTCCAATGCCTCCATGCTTACCCGCCTGATCAATGAAGAGGTAGCCCAGATGAAGAAGGGCGCGGCAATGGCTGGCGCCATGACTGGAACCTTACTGGGTGGATTGCGCTACCTTGACCTGCCAACACCTAGCCTTACCCAGTTGGGAGTGGGTTCTGGTGCTGCTGGATTGGCTTTCAAGGACAGATTCATGCAGTACAACAACAACATTCGGGCTGCTGTAAATGACATAGTTACAGACCCCGAAAGGTTGCGTCAGGTTCTATCGGTGCCTCCTGCCCAACGGGAAGGCGTGATCGCCAGTTTGTTACGTCAGGCTGTCGGTACAGCCGTGGGAGTCCAGGCTCCAGAGAGGGAAGAAAATGCCACTCAAGCGCGGTAAGAGTCAAAAAACAATTAGCACTAACATTGGTGAGATGGTGCGTTCGTTCAAAGATACAGGCAAAATAGGTACTAGCAAGCCTAGTAGTAAGAAAGCCGCTGTCCGTCAGGCTGCGGCTATCGCCTATCGTAAAGCAGGTAAATCAAGAATGGGGAAAAGATAATGGAAAAAGAAGAACGTGAAATGTTTGGTGCAACCTCCACTCCCAAAGAGCGTGAGGCTATGCGTACCGAAAAGGCTGAAGGTGAAAGCCGGAAAATGTTTGGCGCCACTATGACTCCGAGGGAGCGCATGGAAGTCCAGCGTATGATGAAGCGAGACAATCGCAAAGGCAAACGATAATGGAACAAGACTACGGCAAGAACGGATCAGAGTATGAGAAGTCTCAGCCTGGTGATACAGAGACAGAACGTAAGATGAAGTCTCTTGCCCAGGAGCGTGCTGCAATGCGGGGCACTTCTATGCTGATGGGTGATCGCCGGATGAAGCGTGACAAGCGAGGTTCTAGGCAGATGGAAAGATGAGTAAGAAACAAAAAGGGGTAAACCCAGAACTGGAGAAGGCGGTCAACGACTTACTCCGGACGGTCATGGCAGACCCCACTGCGTCGCTAACAGATAAAACGAAGGTACTTGATAGGGCTTTGAAACTTGAGCAAATCAAACAGAAGATCAGCGACGAAGAGTGGGGGAAAGGATTTTTTAACTCTGATGAAGGAGAAGAGTAATGGTAGACGGGGCTGCGTTAAGGATTGTAAGAGTCGCACTAGAGGTTTTGTCGATGAGACTTTTGACGGTCCTTGCGATGACGATGAGTTTTGGACTGGCGCTGTGGACGATGGCAGAGCCTTCTTGGGAACGGATGGCGATGGCTGGATTCTTTGCCGTGTGTATTTATTTACCGTGCATTAGTTGGGAAAGGAAGAAGCAAAATGATGAAGATAAACAAGACTAGCATCACTGCTTACATGGCGGAAGAGAAGAAAGAGTACGCCAATAAGTCAACCGGCAAGCCTATGCGTCAGGCAACCGTGGCGGATACGCTCGGTCAAGGTAAGCCTACTCGCACAAACCCTATGGGCTTTATGTCTATGCAGTGCTTCTCCGGTTCTCCGGACCAAAAGAAGTCACCTACTAGCAAGCCTGGTAACGCCGGTGGCAAAAGGATCATCTAATGGGAATCATGGCATTTACCCCGATGGGGAACACGGTAACGTTTACCGCTGCCGTTACACCGCCTACCCCAGTACAGGCAGTATCAACGACTATCGGCGGCACACAGTATCGGGTTCACAATCTGGGTAACGCTGCCGTGTACATTGGCTTTGGCGCTACCGCTAATGCTGCAACGACAATGGCTAACGTCTCGGTGGTTGGATCAACACTGAGCGTCATGCCTAACTCGGTTGAGGTATTTACCCTGAACGCCAATACTTACTTTACTGGAGCCACTACTTCCGGTACGGCTGTAGTCAACATCACTCCTGGGGATGGTCTGTAATGGCATTGCGGACGGCAGGTGGATTGACCATAAACCAGACAACTAACTTTGCTGGTTATTATGGTTCCTTTTACAGCAGCGTTGATCAATCGGTAGCAGCCAATACACCGATTGCGATGGCTGCCGAAACCACTGCCGACGCAGATGGCGTAACAATGGAATTGAATGGTTCTAGCAAGAAGACGGAGGTTACGTTTGCTAACGCAGGGACATACAACATTCAATTCTCAGCCCAGTATCACAACACTGGTGGGGGTGGATCAGGTCAAACCGTAGATATTTGGTTTGCCTTAAATGGCACAGCCATAGCAGATTCGGCAACCAAGTTGGTAGTACCGTCCAATGCGCCATACGTTGTAGCAGCCTGGAACTTTATCATTAGCCTTGCAGCAGGCGATTACATAGAAATCTATTGGAAAACAGATAACGCCAACATCAAGTTAGAGCATGTTCCTATTAACTCTCCAGTGCCAGCAATTCCGTCCGTAATTATTACTGCACAGCAAATAAGGTAACTATGGATAGCCAACACGATAGCGCCAAAGAAGTAGCCGGAAGGTCGATAGGACGTTTCGGACTTTTCTACATCACACTGATCGTACTGATCGGCGTGGGGTCCAGTTACTTTCTGTCGGAGGCAGCAATCACTGCCGTGATGACGATGGTAGGTGGCGCTCTCGTTGCACTAATTAACATGATGAACGGCATAGCAGGTACAGCCGTTAAAGAAGACAAGCCAGAGTTTAAGGTAATTGCAGACCTGATCGCTAGGCTGGACCAGAAAGAACCTCCCATGCGTGTTGACGTAGTGGATGGTAAGGTCAGCGTGGCTAAAGGTGGAGACGTCGTAACCATGAAGGAATCAAAATGATCCCGTTGGCTGCGCTCTTTGACATTGGCATGAAGGTGCTGGACAAGGTTATTCCTGATCCGGAAGCACGCGCCAAAGCCCAGGCTGAACTGCTCAAGGTGCAGCAGGAAGGTCGCCTTGCCGAACTCAATGCCGACAACGTAGAGGCTCAAGAACTTACTAAGCGGCAGCAGGCAGATATGTCCTCGGACTCCTGGCTGTCTAAGAACATTAGACCAATGACCCTTATCTTTATCCTGGGTGCTTACTTTGTCTTTGCCATGATGAGCGCCTTTGGTAGCAACGCCAATGAGAAGTATGTTGAACTGCTAGGGCAGTGGGGCATGCTGATTATGTCCTTTTACTTTGGTGGCAGGACGCTTGAGAAGATCATGGATATGAGGTCTAAGAATGAACCTAAGTCCTAACTTTGCACTGGATGAATTAACAGCATCGGAGACGGCAGCCAGACATGGAATCGACAACACGCCGGACCAAGCAACCATCCAAAACCTTACGCGCCTCGCCAACGCGCTCCAAGAAGTCCGTGCGCTCCTTGGGAACAAAGTCATCATCGTCTCCAGCGGCTACCGTAGTCCGGAACTCAACCAAAAAGTCGGTGGATCAGCAACCTCAGACCACTGCAAAGGGCTGGCGGCAGACTTTATATGCCCGTCTTACGGTACCCCCGACGAAATTGTTCGGGTGGTTATGGCTTCTGCTATACCGTTTAAGCAAGTCATTCGGGAATTCGACAAGTGGGTCCACTTCTCCATCCCAGAAGAAGGTGAAGCGCCCAGGAAGCAAGCCCTGATCATCGACAAACAAGGGACCAGGAACTATGCCTAAGAAGGGTGTTAGTCTAGCCATAGGTAGGGGTGAGAAGTTACCCGTCAGCAAGGGTGCTGGCTTGACCGCTAAGGGCAGGGCTAAGTACAACCGTGCTACCGGCAGCAAACTCAAGGCGCCTGCTCCTAACCCAAAGACTAAGGCTGATAAAGGTCGTAAAGCATCATTCTGCGCCCGTATGAGTGGCGTGGTTCGCAACGCTAAGGGTCCGGCAACACGGGCTAAAGCATCATTAAGAAGGTGGAACTGCCGATGAAACCAGGACTCTATTCCAATATTGCCGCCAAACGTGCCAGGATCAAGGCTGGCTCTGGTGAGCGCATGAGAAAACCAGGCAGCAAGGGTGCCCCCACTGCTGCCGCCTTCCGCAAGTCTGCCAAGACTGCGCGCAAGACAAAGAGATAGTTGTCTCCTTGCCATGCCACTTCTCCTTCGTGGCTTTCCCCCCGCCTGATACGCGGGGGGTTTTTTTAATACATCTTATTTACCAGTCTTAGTATTTCGTCTGCCACTAGACTTTGGTTTTGTAGTTTTGGATGCAGCAGCCTTGCCACTGGCTGCCCGTACTTGTCCACTATTAGCAGTCCTTGTGGATTTACTTCTACCGCCCACGGCGTTCCCAGTTGATCTGCCATCCACTCCTGCTGCCGGTCTGTTTCGTAAGCCTGCTGGCTGCTGTCCTCGTCCATTTTTACCCTCAAAGTTACAAGGCTCATCCGTTGGGATAAGCGTTCCTTCAAACAAATAACTGCCCATGTGACCTAGTTGGCACCAGGGTGCTGCGTACACCTTACCGCCTGCCCTACGCCACTCATGACAGAAGTGATAGTCCTCGCTCAAAAATCGCTGAGACTCAGAATCAATCGGCGTGTCAAAGAATGCGTAAATCAATTCACCTGGTTTGAGTGAAGCCATGTCGTTGCGAAACTGTGGCGTGCGCTTCTTTAACTTCTCGTATACCTTGCGCTTGACCATCAAGAATCCAGTGCCAAGGGCTGCTACCTCGCATGGTTGATCCTGGCGCACAACAACGTTGGGTCGGTTGTCCACCAGGTTCACGACAAATGATCCGGTGAAGTTAGCCAGGTTCTCTTGCCCACGTCCTACGGCTTCTCGGACCTGCTGCCAGTTGATTTCCTTCTTGGGATAGATGCCGCCAATTACGTCCTTGTCCGCCTCAAACATACGGTAGGCGTCTTCAGGTCTGAATTTAATATCTGCATCAATCCAAAGCATGTGGGTACATTGGCTCT